GTTCTAATCTTGCTGAATACGCTTCTCAACAGATTAAGATCGCAGCAGCGACTCGTACGGTTTCAGGTACTGCTGCTAGGCGTATTGCTGATGGAGTTAAGGTAAGCAAGACTTCAAAGATCGGTGAGTTCAGTTACGGCTTTGCTCGCCAAAAGTTTAGCGGTGGCGGTTCAACTCTTGACTTACTTTATGGTATGGAGTTTGGATCTAATCGCTTTAAGCAGTTCCCAAAGCGTACGCCTAACAAGGGCAGAGGTAACTCAGGTTACTTCATCTACCCAACTTTGCGACAGATCCAGCCGGATCTAGTTCGTAAGTGGGAGGAAGCATTTAGTCAGATTTTGAAGGAGTGGGATTGATGGCCGGTAACAGAACCCTTAAACTCTCGATTCTTGCTGACGTTGATGATCTCAATAAGAAGTTAAAAGCTGCTAACGGAGATGTTGAAGCATCCGCTGGCAAGTTAGAAAAGTTTGGCAAAGTAGCCGGGGCTGCGTTTCTTGCAGCTGCTGCCGCTGCTGGAGCCTATGCAGTTAAGATCGGTGTTGATGGCGTTAAGGCTGCATTAGCGGATGAACAAAGCCAGGTTAAATTAGCCTCAGCATTAACTAATGCAACCAAAGCAACCAAGGAACAGATTGCTGCTACTGAGGATTCCATCGATAAGATGGCTCGCGCTACTGGCGTGGCAGACGACCAACTTCGTCCGGCTTTGGCGAGACTCGCTTTAAGTACAAACTCAACTAGCAAGGCTCAGGAATTACTATCTCTTGCTCTTGACATCTCAACCCAAACAGGCAAGCCACTTGAAGGCGTAGCCAATGCTTTGGGCAAGGCTTACGATGGCAACACAGCAGCCCTTGGCAAGTTAGGCGTTGGCTTATCTAGCGCTGAATTAAAGGCAATGTCATTTACTGATGTTCAACGCAAACTAAGCGAGTTGTTTGGTGGCGCAGCTGAAAAGAACGCTGCAACATTCCAAGGTCGTATGGATCGCTTAAAGATTGCCTTTGATGAAGGTGTCGAGGCTATCGGTTATCGCCTGCTCCCAATCATCGAAACTCTTATCAAGATCATCATCGAAAAAGTTGTACCTGGCTTTGAAAAGTTTGCAAAACTCTTTGATCCAATTAAGCAGGCAATTGACCGTAATAAAGAATCTTTCCAAGCGCTTGGTTCATTTATTGTCGATTACATCGTTCCAGTATTTACGGTGGCTTTGGGTGGAGCGATTACATTCGTAGCAAAGATTGCAGGCGGTGTCGTGGACATCGTAGGCGGTGTCATTAATGTGATCCGGAATCTGGTCTCAGGTGCAATTGATGGCATCAATGCTCTTATTAAGGCTTACAATGCCATCCCAATCTTGCCTAACATCCCAACCATCTCTAAGCCTTCATTTACCCAGCCAACAGTTTCAGCGCCAAAGGTAAGCACTCCAACTTATACAGCGCCAACCATCTCAGCCCCAAGCGGTGCTGGATCTACTGGTACAACTACTTCAGGTGCAGGCGGTGTTAAAACTGCTTCAACTGCAGCTGCTGCTGCTTCAACTGCTATTGGGTCGTTTGATGTCGGTCGCTTCAGAATGGCAGAAAACGCTACATCTGGAGACACTTACAACATCACCGTAACAGGAGCCTTTGACAAGGAAGGCGTAGCCCGTCAGATCGTTGAGATTCTTAATGATTCAACTGCTCGCGGTGGTGGCGGTGGAGTAGGAGCGTTCCAGATAGCATGAGCCAATGGACTCCTGAATGGGCTGTATCGATCAATGGCGCAGGTGATGTCACTAATCTGACACTTGCCAACCTGACTATTACATCAGGGCGTACTGACATTTATTCTCAGCCTTATGCCGGTTACTGCAATGTTGAGATTATCAACCTAGATCAATCTCCTATTGTCATGGACATTAATGACCAGGTATCAATCAAGGTCAAAGACTCAACTGGCACATTCGTAAACATCTTTGGTGGCTTTGTCTCAGACATCGATGTAACGGTCTCTGATGCGGGTACTAACGGCATCTCAGAGCGTATCCGGGTAATTGCCTTGGGTGCCTTGTCAAAGCTGCCTAAGAGCCTTACAGAGGGTGTTTTGGCTAAGGACTTTGACGGCGATCAGATCTATTCAATTCTTTCAGATTTACTATTAAGCAACTGGAATGAAGTGCCACCGGCTGAAACTTGGGCTGATTACACTCCTACCACAACCTGGGCTAATGCTGGGAATGTTGGATTAGGTGACATCGATCAACCAGGTGATTACGAATTAACAGCTAGGTCATCAGACTTAACTAATGTTTACTCTTTGGTTTCATCTTTGGCAACCTCTGGCTTTGGTTACATTTATGAGGATGCATCTGGACGAATTGGTTATGCCGATAGCACACACAGAGCAGATTACCTAAGCACAAACGGCTATACAGAGTTATCGGCTAACACAGCTCTTGCTCGCGGTATTCGTACTCAGAAGCGCTCAGGCGATGTCCGTAATGATGTAACAATCGTGTACAAGGCAAACGCAGAGGCTAACGCTTTCGATGCTCAGTCTCAGGCTATTTATGGACCTCAGCAATACCAGATCAATACTTCACTAGAGCATGACTACGATGCTGAGGAACAGGCAGACTTCTACCTAAGTCTCCGAGCATTCCCACAGCCTCAATTCAAAGAGATTACATTCCCTCTGAGTAATGGCGAGTTAGACGATACTGACCGCGATGCTCTCCTCAATGTGTTTATGGGATTGCCTCTGGACATCGTGGATCTACCATCCAACATCACTAATGGTCAGTTCCAAGGCTTTGTAGAGGGATGGACTTTCCAGGCTGGTTACAACCAACTAAACCTAACCCTAACTCTTAGCCCTACTGCCTACTCAATCATTACCACTCGCTGGGATCGTGTAAACGCAGCCGAGACTTGGAACACTTTAAGCCCAACCCTAGAATGGATTAACGCTACAATAGTAGCCTGATAAAGGAGAACAATGGCAACGACTACTAACTTCGGGTGGGAAACTCCCGACGATACCGACCTCGTAAAGGACGGCGCAGCTGCAATCCGTACTGCTCTTGGTGGGGTTGATACATCCTTCGTCGATCTAAAGGGTGGAACAACTGGTCAAGTATTAAGCAAGGCATCTAACACGGATCTTGACTTTGTTTGGGCTAATGATGCTTCTGGCACAACAGAAATTAATCCCAATTTAATTATTAATGGCAATTTTACAATTAATCAAAGATCTTATGTATCAGCTGCTAATCTTGCTTCTGGTTCATACGGGTTTGATCGTTGGAAGTCTAGTTACACAAATACTTCTCTGACTTTTACATCTGCACCTGCTGGTCAAACAGTTACCATTAGCACTAGCGGAGTCATCACGCAGATTGTAGAACAGGCAAATGTTCCTGCTGGTACCTATACACTTTCTTGGACTGGGACTGCAACAGGTCGGATTTATAACTCAGGCGGTTCAGCACCATCTTACGCTGCAAGCCCAGTTAGTTTTACGGCAGATGGTTTAGCAAATGTTGTTGTTGAGTTTACAGCAAGCGGAAGCACTAAAACCCTTGGCAAAGTCAAACTAGAATTAGGATCTACTGCAACTGCATACTCTTATGCAGGTGGAACAATCCAAGGGGAATTATCCGCGGCGCAACGATACTACTATCGCGTTTCTGATGCCTCATCTACTTATTGGCGTTATGGACAAGGCAACGGCGAAAGCACAACTGTTGCACAAATCCAATTCCAATGCCCAACAACTATGCGGGTACGACCAACTGCTATGGAATACTCAAACTTCGGTCTAGTAGATGGTTCGGCTGCTTATACAGGCGGCACTTGGGCAATCAATACTAATCGTTCAACAAGCACTTCGGTAACTGCTGATTACACTCACGGGTCAGCAGCATTAACACAAAAGCAATCTTATGGCGGTATCTCAGCGGGTACTGCTTCGTCCTACATAGCGTTTACAGCGGAGTTGTAAAATGGATAAAGTAACTTTTATTGAAATCACAGACTCATTTACAGATGAAGTCACAGAACACGCAATAATTGACCGAGGCAATGGCGAGTTTACTTCAATGCCTAAGTCAGTTTATGAAGCGCAACAGGTGGAACATTTGACGGAGATAGTTGCGGATGAAACCCCGACTAAGTAAGTCGGTTGTGCAGCTGAGAGAACAGGCAGACGATGCTTATCCAGATCGAAAGCGTGACTCGGACGGCACAATCGGGGATGCCAAGCACTCAACCCGAAAGAGCGATCATAACCCTGACCCTGATTCAGGGTATGTCCGCGCTCTCGATCTCGATGCTGATTTCAATGAACAAGCCTCTACAGCTGCTTACATTGCCGACCAGATACGAATTGCAGCCAAGTCAGATAAACGCATTGCTTATGTCATCTTTAATCACAAGATTGCAAGCGCTCGAAGCCTCTGGCGTTGGCGCAAATACACGGGAGTCAATCCGCACACAAAGCACATCCACGTCAGTTTTACAAAGGCTGGCGATACGGATTCGAAGTTTTTTAACATCCCGTTACTAGGAGGAACAGATGAGCCAAGACCTGAAAAAGATGCTAGCAAGTTGGGGCAGAGCGTTTCTAACAGCTGCTCTTGCACTTGTCGCTGCCGGAGAGACTGATCTAAAGAACATTGCTTACGCTGGTGCGTTGGCAACGATTCCACCTGTTTTGCGTTGGTTGAATCCTAAAGATGAATCCTATGGTCTACGGTGACGGCAAATGATTGGGCGGGATTGGTTCTCGCTATTGCCTCAACGCTTACTATTGTTGTTGGCGGTTTGCGTTATTTGGTTCGCGGTTGGTTGTGGACTCTTACACCGAATGGTGGATCATCTCTCGCAGACCGATTGGCAAGAATAGAGACACGCCAAGAACAGATGATGGAATTACTCAAGAAGTAAGGGACACTTATCCACATGGCAAGAAAAGCAACTAAGGCGCTAGAGGATCAAGGCTACTCAAAACTCGATGCTTATTGCATCGGTTTGCATGAGTACTTTAAGTCTTTGCGTAGATCAGGATTTACGGAGGATCACGCTCTTTACATGCTATCTGTCGTAGACTCTTATCCTGGTTGGATTCTGCCAGACCCTATCGAGCCAGAGCGGTTTGGTGACTACGAGGATGACTACGAGGACTAATGACAGTCAAAAGAATTGCTTGGATCTCAGACATTCAAGCCCCGTTCTTTCATGAAGCAGCAGTCAAGAATCTAGGCAAGTTTTTAAGGGCTTACAAGCCTAACCAAACCATCTGTATTGGCGATGAGATTGATCTACCTCAACTCGGTGGATTCGCTCAACCATGGCAAGAAGTCGAAGGCAACATCGATGAGGATCGCAAACTCACCTTGGAGATTCTGGAATACCTGGGCGTTACTGATGTGGTTGGTTCCAATCATGGAGCAAGAGTGTATAAGTCACTATCTCGCAGACTCCCGGCATTTATGAATCTGCCTGAGCTGCGCTATGACAAGTTTATGGGTTATGACAAGGCCGGCATTAAGTACCATCCGCAGGGCTTTGACTTTGCTCCTGGTTGGCACACTTGCCACGGAGATGCTTTCCCACTATCAAACAAGCCTGGCCAAACAGCGCTCAATGGTGCTATGCGTATGGGTAAATCAGTCGTATCTGGACACACTCACAGACTAGGATTATCAGCCCACTCAGAAGCCTCTGGAGGGCGATACGGGCGTATTGTGTGGGGTGTTGAGGTTGGCAACCTTGTAGACCTTTCAAGCCCTGGAATGGGCTATACAAAGGGTTATGCCAACTGGCAGATGGGCTTTGTCGTAGGCACCTTACACGGCAAACGCTTCACGCCTGAACTTATCCCTATTGATCCAAAGGATGGATCTTTTATCTACCAAGGCAAACGCTGGGGCTAAATCGTTACCGTTTCGTTATCTAAATAAACGTGTAATTGTCTGCTAGGTGTGAGACCGTATTCCTGTAGCCAACAACGGTTACAAGAACGGGAGCAAAAAATGGATCTACAAGTACCAGTTATAGTTTTATTACTTTTGGCTAATGTCCTTTGGTTTATTGTTGGTTGGGGCAAAGGCTTTCAAGAGGGCAAGCGCGAAGGCTTGGCAGTTGGCAAGATCAGTCAGCGCGTGAGTGTTAATGCGCGCTAATGACATCCTTAACGAAGCCCAAGACCTCATCGCAGACCGCGGTAAAGATTACGGCTTGGCAGCTCTCAATCACCTTCGAATCGCCAAACT